TGTCAAAATCTTGGCATTGAGCATAGTGCTGCTCAAGCACTCTTTTTAGAGGTTCAGGAACTTGTAATGTGCGATTGCTGCTCATATTCTTAGGTGGTGTTTCACGGTCTCCTCCTGATAGTTTTTGTGATATGCTTTTGCTAATGGTTATAGCGCCGTCTTTATAATCAGACCATCTTAGAGCGTGTATTTCTCCCTTCCTTGCTCCAGTAAAATAAGCAAGCATAAAGAACACATAATAGTCATAAAACCCTTTCTCAAGAGCGATTTCGCGGACGCAAACTATATATCGCTTGAACTCATTTGGTGTATAGAATTGTATTACATCTTTCCCTTTATACGGATTCTTGAAATTACCGACCTTATTTAAAGGATTGCTCTTAAGATATTCTTTTGATACGGCCCAATTCAAAATAGATCTAAATTGACCGTAGATGTTTTTCTTCATCGTATGAGAAAGCGGCAGATTGCCTATTGACAGCTTCCATTCGTTTAGCCTTCGCACGCTAAGTTTATTTAAGCGAATATCCAAAGGATAAATATACTTATAAGTAATTCCCTTGGCTTTCTTTAGTGTCGATTCCCTTACATCGATTTGTTTAAATTCAAAATATAATTCAATTAGATCCTGGAGCATCATATTGCTATGAACCTGCTCATTTTTGTTCCTGCTTAGCTTTGCTTCTAATTCTTTTGCTGCTGCAAGACCGTAAGCTATACGCGTCAAAGAACGATTTTTGCCACTGTCATCAATATAATTTATTCTTACTCTATACTTGGATAGTCCATCTCGCTTTTCCTTTGTTTTGTAAATTGGCATGGCAACCTCCTTGATTTTGGGTACAAAAATACCCCTCTATTTGACATTAATTTGACATTAAGGGGCTGCAATGGTACAATTTCGTTGTTCAGACGGGTTGTACCTTACAGCCTATGCATTGCCCTCGGTTTCGACTGAGGGCTTTGTTGTTTAATGTTTTGAGCAAAATCTTAATTATGGAATGAGTTCAAACCTAAACTGGTCGATTTCGACTAGTTTATTTTGTTGTTATAATTTATTTTCTCGCACTTGTTAACTGCTTTTTTCTATAACATCGTTTTGGTTTGTCTAGCTTAGTTATAATCCCATCGATATGCTCATGCAAATCGGGTCGTATATTTTGCCACAAAGGATCTAATACAAAATCAATCCCCTCTCGCCTAGCAAGCTTTGCTGCGGGAACAAAATCGCTATCACCAGCAATCAATACAATCCTATCTACTTGTTGCTTATAAGCAAGTGAGGCTATGTCAATTCCTATTTTCATGTCGACACCTTTTTGTTTTATTATTAAATCCATATGCTTCTTTTCTATATCACTCGAATTCAGTTTCCCTTCGCATACTTCTTTTAAAAATTGAGGCTTGAGAGTATATTCTAACGAGACATCAGACAGATATCCTAGGCGCATAGCAACCTTGCGACGTTTTGTCATTTCAGAAATGAATTCGCACATCCACTTATACATTTGGCTTTTAGATAGGTCGTCAGTAGTTTTAGTAATTGGGTTGTAAACCTTCTTGTTACTAGGAGGACAATCATAGTAGAAGATTCTGTACAAATAGCAATTTATATCATCGTTTTTCATTTTCATATGCGAGTAACAATAACTTATTAACTTGTCGGCCGCCTCTTTAGGTGAAAGATTCGAATCCGTTCGGTTCGTTACTTTTCTATAGAATCCACCATCAATCATTACTGCTGTTTTTATCATCCAATTATACCTCCGTATAAAATAAAAAACTCTCAGATTGGCCCGACCTCTTATGGTGAGGGGGTTACTACCGAGAGCATTATTAGTTTTATCAATCTATAATAGATTAACTACTATGTTAATACCCTAGGCAATAAAAGTCAATCACTTTTTTAATTTTCCCAAACACAAATAATCTTATATAAACATATATAAACTTATATAAACACAAATAAACGTAACCATCACTTCGTCGAATGGTATACTCCTATGCACTCGCCAACGACCGATACGCCTTCGCTGTCCGTAACGATTGGCTTATAGTCTGCGTTGCATGGGTTGAGTATAATTGTATCCTCTTGCCAAAATACCTTTTTGAGAACTGCCTCGCAATCGGAGTTTATACGCACTGCATAGATATTACCGTCTTTATAATCGTAAGTCTTTTTTATAAACGCAAGGTCGCCGTCTATAATACCAGCATCAATCATACTATCCCCTCTAACACGCACGCAAAAATCTGCTTTTACTGAGCTGTCAATAAAGAAATGTCCTTCGAAGTTCTCTTCACACCAGGTTCCTTCTCCAGCACAAATATCGCCTAGAATTGGAATAGGGCGAGAAGCTGGAAACGAAATGTTGCTTATACCTGTGAGGTCAGGGTCAACAGAGTGATTATCATCTGACGTCAATTCTTCAATTGTTACGCCTAGAATATCAGCAACCTTTTTAACTGTACCAATAGGAGGGCTTGATGTACCATCTTCCCATTTTTGAATTGTTGTAAATGATTTATAGCCAAGTTTATCAGCAAGAGCCTCTTGAGAAATTCCTCTTAATTTCCTGTAGAATCTTATTTTATCTTTAAACATAATCACCTCTATGTAATAGAATTGTTTTCAAGCTGATTATAACATTTTTTTAATATTTTTCAACAAAAACTTGAAAATAATTCAAATAATGCTTGACACTTGAAAATTATTCAAGTAATATATAGCTAAAAGGAGGTGAGACAAATTGAAAAAAAGCCTAAAGGAACTACGAGCAAGGGAAAATAAAACACAAATCGAAATGGCTGGACTTTTAGGAGTATCCGTTCAAACATACAACACCTGGGAGAACAACTTCAAGAAGCTCAGTATCGAAAAAGCAAAAAAAGTAGCGTCTATACTCAATGCGTCACTAGATGAGATTTACATCGAAGAGTAATTTTTTTTACCCTTTTACTTGAACAATATTCAAGTAATCGCACCAGCCGAGAAAGGAGGAGGTTTTAATGATGAGTATTGGTCAACGAATAAAAGAATGTCGAGAATTATTAAAAATGACGCAAGAATCATTGGCTAATAAGATTGGAACAACCAAACAAACTATTTATAAATATGAAAATGACATAATAACTAATATACCTCCTTATAAAGTTGAATTACTTGCAAAGGCTCTTGCAATAAGCCCTGCATACTTAATGGGATGGATAGACAATGATGCCGAGAAAGGAGGAGAGAAGTTTTAACTAAATTACATCCCTTATGTAAGTCGATAAAACAAAAGACCGATAGAGGTGCCTTCTCTACCAGTCTTTGTCTAAATTTGTTTACCCTTGACGCCTTGCAGGTTTTCACCACATCAGAAGGCACCTAATGCTTCTGTGGGGCGAGCTGTTACTTTAGCAGTTTTAGTTCTGCTACCATGCCTTGTGCTAACAACATTCAGGAGTACTTGATACAGTGAGTCGGATTTTAGGACTGACAAGGTCCTGGGCTTATACGTACCCGAACATTACGCTGCATCAGTATTCTGCCATTACCCAGTTTAACGTGTTGTGGGACCACAATAGGCGACCTTAAATCAAGGGAGCGGGCAAGTTCAAAAGTTTGGTCAATGTGACCACCTTCCTTTCTTGCCTATCGGCATAGATATATTGTATTGGCGATGTGCTCGAATAGCAAGGATTTAGTTTTATCGGCTTACATAAGGGATGTAGGAACTGAGAAAGGAGGAGAGATGAAAGAAGAAAAGAAATTTGTATCAGCGGTAAGACCATGTGGAACTGATGAGGCCTGCGTAATACAAGTTATAAGGACAAAATCGCTTGTAGGCGCAGGCACTCATGATGATTTATCTAAAATAATGGTTCAATACTGGGATTTTGAAGGCAATCTATTGGCTACTTCGTATCACCATACAGTGTGAAGGAGATTAAGAAAAAACAACAGAAAGGAGCCACAAAATGAGATTTCCAAATGTGCGGCCAGATGTAAAGACAGCATTTGAGATGTATCACTCGCTAACATACTTCACGTCTAGCGATGTGAAAAAATTATTCGGATGCGCAGGGTCTACTGCAGCGAAGATTGTAAAGATGACTCGCGATGAAATGGCAAGGCGAGAAATCAAGATGTACTGCGAACATGACAACTATTTAAACAAAGACGTCTTATATGACATGGCAGGGTTGGACATCAATAGCATCAACAAGTCATACAAGATGTTGGAAAGGAGGACACTATGAAAATTAAATCAATCATACCGCCAACGCTCTTTATATCGGCAGTGCTTGCACTGAACGGCATAGCAACTGCGATAGACCACCCTGAGTTATACAACAAGATTGAGCCTAAAGTCGTAAGCAACATACAGATTGATGTTAGAGGCATATCAAACGAAATGATTGACGACATAGCGATAAGAAGTGGTGTAGACCCTAACATCGTCAAGGCAATCATCAAAGAGGAATCAGGAGGCAATCCTAACGCAGTAGGAGACAATGGCGAATCAATAGGCTTAATGCAGATTCAACCAAAGCACTACCAAAAGCGAATGGAAGAACTAGGAATCGTAAGCCTATTTGACCCACAAGAGAACGTGATTCTAGGATGCGCCATCTTGTCAGACCTATATGACCAATACGGAAACTATGAGGACGCGCTGAGCGTATACAATTCGGGCAACACCGAGGACGGAAAGGCTTATGCAGAAAGAATACTAAATAGATGACAAAAGGAGGAAGCATGAAGAACATAAAAAAAGACGCTCCTAAGAGCGCCGAAATCCAATTTCATAATATCACACCTGAGCTCCCAGAGCAAGGGCTAAACGCAATACAACCATACAAGCTAAATGTAATGATGAAGTATGCAAGCAAGATTATCAATCAGCTTGTGAGCATTCCGAACTGGTTGGTTAACTATGATGACATAGAGTTTATCCTTGAAATCGTAACGAACGCAATCAAGAAAGCGAGGGCTAACAATGAGTAAGATAACAGGCTATGTGACAATATTCAATCCAGAAAATTCGCTTGTGTTTAAATTCGACAACTTAGCTGAACTCATGGCATTTGCGCAAACAGCATTTATGACAAGTACAAAGCAGCTTAATGCACAGATAGTTATAGACAAAGGAGAGGGTGGATATGAGTACTAAAACACACTGGAAGAAGTGCTTTAATAAAGAGTATATTGGAGCCTGGTATTGCATGGACTCAGACAAGGAACTAACAATTGATTATGCAGTGAAGTCCGAAGAGATAACGGGAGAGAAAGGCAGAAAAGATAAAGAGCCGGTCATTTACTTCAAAGAAATTGGTGAAGATGGCAGACAGCTTAAAATGGTAGGGAATGTAACCAATATGAAGACTATAGAAAAAGTAACGGGAACTCCATTTATTGAAGAATGGGGTGGTCATAAGATATTAGTCTTTGCCGACCCGAATGTGATGTTTGCTGGCGACAAGGTGGGTGGAATCAGGGTAAGACCATTTGCACCTAAGCAAGATGAATATTTCTGCGATGAGTGCGGATGCCAAATTACAGATGAAGGTAAGTACACGGCGAGGGCTATTGCGCAGAGTTCGAAGAGTAAATTTGGACGAACACTTTGCATGGATTGTGCAAAGCAAGTCAAAGCAGAGCAGGAGAAAGCAGATTTAGAGGGAGACGTATTAAGCGATGAGAATAACTAAGATTAAGATTAAAAATTTGTTTGGAATCAGCGAAACCGAACTTGACGGAAGAAATATAGAGCTATCTGGCTCAAACGGAACAGGAAAAACATCCGTAATTGATGCAATTAGATATGCTCTAACGAATCAGTCTGATAGAGATTATATCATACGAAATGGAGAAAAAGAGGGAGAAATACTCATCGAGGCAGGTGCAGGCCTGTATATCAACAGAAAGAAGCGCACGGATAAGGCTGATTATAAGTCAGTCAAAGAAGCTGGCCGAGAAATAGGTAGCCCTGAGTCTATGCTCAAGACACTATTCACACCACTGCAGCTCAACCCAGTCGAATTCACCCAGATGACAAAGGCAGAGCAGAATCGTGTAATCCTGGATCTAATTGAGTATGATTGGGACCTTAACTGGATAAGGGATCAGTTTGGGGAAATCCCTCCGGATGTCAATTATGAGCAAAATATTTTGCAGGTGCTGAATGATATCCAGTCCGAAAAGGGTTACTACTTTCAGGAGCGCCAGAACGTGAATCGCGATATCAGAAATAACAGGGCGTTGATTGAAGACATCTCAAAGGATATTCCAAGCGGATATCAGGCTGATAAATGGGAGGCATTTGATTTATCAGCGAAGTATCACGAGCTTGAGAAGATAAGACAAAGCAACGATCTGATAATGAGAGCAAAAGCTTTTAAGGACTCATATGACAACAAAATGCGAGGATATGAAGCCGAAAAAGAAATTAGCATCTCATCAAATGAGCGTGCGATTGCATCAGAAAGAGAGAGTTTAAAGGCAAACATCGAAAGACTCAAAGCAGAACAGCTCGCTACGGAAGAGAAACTCAAAGGACTTGACGCAAAGCTGGAAGATAAGAATCGTGTTGCGATTGCTGAATTTGAGACAAAGGTTGCAAAGTTGCAAAAGGATATCGGTACTGCTAACGAATATATAGATAAGCCGATAGTTGATACTACTGCGTTATCGGACGAAATATCTACAGCAGAAGAGATGAAAAGACACTTAAACGAATACGCTCGCCTCAAGGCAAAGGAAGAAGAAACAGAGCAGCTTACGGAGGTATCAAATGAGTTTACAAGAAAGATTGAGCTTGCTCGTAAGCTTCCTGGCGAAATTCTTGAGACGGCTACACTGCCAGTTGCTGGCCTAACAGTTGAGAATGGAATTCCGCTTATAAATGGATTGCCAGTCACAAACTTATCCGAGGGAGAAAAGCTTGAGCTCTGTGTAGATGTGGCACTATCTAAACCAAACAGCCTGCAGGTTATCCTCATAGATGGCGTCGAAAGACTGTCTGATTCGAACCGTGAAAGGTTATACGCAAAGTGCAAAGAGAAGGGCTTGCAGTTTATTGCAACAAGAACAACCAACTCGGATGAACTCGAGATTAATTATTTGTAAGGAGGCAGTTAAATGCTAACAAGAGAAAACTATTTTGATAAAGAAAACGAGCTGAAATACTTCGGCTCGTCTCAGTTTAAATCATTCATGAAGTGTGAAGCTTCAACTATGGCGAGAATTAACGGTGAAATTCAGGAAGAAACCAGTACGGCTCTGTTGGTTGGGTCATATGTTGATGCACACTTCGAGGGAACTTTAGATCTTTTCATGGCGCAGCACCCGGAAATCCTGAAACGAGATGGAAGCCTAAAGGCTGAGTATACTCAAGCGAATGAGATTATAAACAGACTCGAGCGAGATGAAATGTTTATGAAGTACATGGGTGGCGAAAAACAAGTGATTATGACTGCCGAGTTGTTTGGACACGAGTTTAAAATCCGAATCGATAGCTACCACGAAGGGAAGGCAATCGTAGATCTAAAGGTAATGCGTGATTTTGAGCCGGTATATGTCGAGGAACTTGGACGAGTTAGTTTCGTAGAGGCGTGGGGGTACGACATTCAGGGCGCCATTTACCAGGCAGTAGTTGAGGCAAGTACAGGCAAGAGGCTGCCATTTATCATTGCTGGTGCGACAAAGCAGAAGGATGGAGCTGATTTAGGATTGTTCCAGGTTCCACAGTACAAGCTAGATGCTGCATTAAAGATCGTTGAACATTATGTCGACCATTTTGCTGATATAAAAAGCGGACTAATCGAGCCGAAAAGGTGCGAAAAATGTGCTTACTGTAGGCAGACAAAAAAGCTAAGCAGAATTGAAGTTTTGGAGGAGCTGGCAAATGAATAGTATTAACATCTTCGGTAGATTAGTGAGAGACCCTGAATTAAAGACATATACAAATGCAAAAGGTGAGACTAGTTCTTTATGTAACTTTTCGGTAGCAGTTAATCGTAAATTTGGAGAAGAAACCGATTTCTTTAACTGTACCGTGTTTGGCAAGCGAGCTGAGGTGATTAACAAGTTTTTTGCGAAAGGCAGCAGGATTGCCGTCCATGGTTCGATGCAGTGTAGCAAATCGGAAAACAAATATTTCTGGAATCTGATGGTTGATGATTTCACTTTCGTTGATACCAAAAACGAGGCAAAGGCACCAGCTGAGTCACCAAAGGATACATTCGAGGCAATCGATGACGATGTGCCATTCTAGGCGGTGCATCATGATTATACAGATTGATACGAGAGAAAAAGACAGAGCGATTAAAAAGATAATAGCAGAGTTTGACCGACAGGGAATTAAATACATCTCAAGCAAGATGTTTGTTGGTGACTATTGCGATCTATCTAATCCGCTCGTCATTATTGACAGAAAACAGAACATAGCTGAGCTTGCTCAGAACGCAACATCTCAGCATGACCGATTCAAGCGAGAGTTGCTGAGGCTCGATGAAATCGGTGGAAAGATGTACATCCTTGTCGAGCAAGACAAAATTGATGGAGTAAAAATACAATCGCTCGATGATGTGATGATGTGGAAACCAAGGTTCGGTAAGATTATAGGCTTGCAAATCTATAGAATCCTATCAGCCTGGCAGCACAAACACAGTATAGAGTATGTATTTTGCAACAAGGCAAACACCGGCAAGGAAATCATTAGATTATTGGAGGACTCGAAATGAATGGAGTTGCAGAGAAAATAATAAACGCACTGACCATTGAGGATGTCCTCAGAATGTATGGATACGGAACAAGCCCAAAGGGTAGGATTCCGTGTCCTATTCACAAAGGTAAGCACAATAACTTTTGCTATACGGAAAAGGTATATCATTGCTGGAGTTGTGGAGCAAAAGGGGACTTGATTACGCTCGCCATGGAGTTGAACGGAATTACATTTTCTCAAGCGATTGCGAAGCTAAACTATGATTTTTCGCTCGGGATAGTAAATAAAAAGCCAAGTATAAGAGAGAGGCAGGAAATTGCGTTAAATAGCAAAATCTCGAAAGTGGCAGAGGCTCTAAAATCCGATTTAAGCGATTATTATTCAAAAGTGACAGACATACATAGAGGACTATTTAAAGTTCGCTGCAGCTCAGATCTTAAAGCTGACGAAGCGAAGCTAATTGACTATTACATATCTAGTTCCGAGCAATGGCTAGATGACAATATTGAGGGGGTGATGTATCCATGGGTACCATAGATTTTACAAAAGAGGATTATCTGACATCAGTTGTACCATTTGAATACATCGAACAGAGCGATAATGCTCTGGAAAAGGAGCAGAGGAAAGCACTTGTTACAGAGCACGCTAAGTCTGTAGGAATTAAAAACTTTACAACGCTTTATAAAGCTTATTTAAAGATGCTTAAACAGATGGCAAGTAATGACTTGATATGCAACGCAACAAACTTTACAGGTCAGGAATTTGAGCTTGAAGTCGGCACATGGACAGCTGACGATGGTGGCATTTCAAGAGTAGGATATGGCGGAATGGAAGAAGTTGCATGCCCTCACCCTATCATGCCAGTGCTAAGGCTTGACAATGTAGACACTGGGCTTGAAAAGATTAAGCTTGCATATCGTCGAGGTGCAGTTTGGAAAGATATTATTGTTGACCGCAAGCAGATTGCATCAAACAGTTCGATAGTCGGACTAGCCGACTATGGAATTGCAGTCACCTCGGAGAACTCTAGAGCGCTTGTTAAGTATTTGCATGACGCAGAGAATCTAAACTTTGATGTAATACCAAGCAAGAAATCCGTAAGCCGTCTCGGATGGGTTGGAGACGATGGGTTTTCACCTTATGTTGATGGACTAGTGTTTGATGGAGAAGAAGCATTTAAATCGTTTTTTAACAGCGTGAAGCAAAAAGGCAGCAGTAAAAAATGGATGGATCTAGCGAGAGAAATCCGAAGTGGCGATAATCCAGCGCCTAAAATTTTATTAGTTGCAGCGTTTGCTTCGGTTCTGGTTGAACCGTGCTCATGCCTACCCTTTTTCGTCCACGTTTGCGGTGGAACCGAGACAGGTAAAACTGTTGGATTAATGCTTGCAGCGTCAGTATGGGCTAACCCTGAGATGGGAAAGTACATCCATACATTTAATTCGACTGCAGTAGCACAAGAGTTGTCAGCTGGCTTTGTTAACTCATTGCCGCTAATCCTGGATGAGCTCCAGATTATAAAAGATCGCAAAGATTTTGACCAGCTCATATATCAGTTGTCGGAAGGCGTAGGAAAGGCAAGAGGACAAAAGACCGGAGGCCTGCAGCGAAATGGAACTTGGGCGAACTGCATTATTACATCCGGAGAGCAGCCAATAACTTCGAATACATCTGGAGGGGGTGCGGTCAATAGAATCATTGAGATTAGCTGTGAGGATACAAAGCTATTCGATGATCCTGGACGCATAGTAAAGGTTGTTAAATCGAACTATGGACATGCAGGGAAGGAATTCATAAGAATCATTTCAGACGACTCAGTCATGCAGGAAGCAATCAATTTGCAACAGTTGTTTTTCAAGGAATTAAATCAGAAATCTACAGAAAAGCAAGCACTTGCAGCGAGTTTATTGCTGACAGCTGATGCAATCCTCGGCGAGTATATGTTCTTCGACAATGGATCTATTGGTGTTGAGGATATGAAGGCATACTTGTCAAGCAAGGAAGATGTGTCACAGAATAGGCGAGCGTACGAGTGGCTCCAGGGATGGATTGCAGAGAATCATAATAGTTTTATCACTGATAACTATACGCCGTTGGGGAAAATCTACGGGAGAATCTCGAGTGGCGAAATAAATATTATACGAAATGTATTCAATTCGGCATGCTCAGAAAATGGATTCAATCCGACTGAGTTCGCAAAATGGCTCAGCAGGAATAACTTGACGGATGTTGTTCAAGGACGAGTCGACAAACGAGTCAGAATTAACGGAATAAGATTTTGGACAATAGCGCTTCATATCAATATTGAGGATGAAACCTCTGAAAGCATTGGTTTTGTAGAGGTTCAAGAGGAAATACCTTTTTAATAGGTGTCCCCAAGAATCTCCAGTATGTTATTTGATACGAAACGTTGGAATTTCAACAATATAGTGAGGGGTGTCCCCATGTGTCCCCAAGCCGTTGGGGACAGAAA